GCTACGGTCTACCGTTTGATCCGAGGCGACACACAACAACCAACGCACGCGATGCGTGCTGCCATTACTCGAATCGTCAAACAACACGAGAAGCCATGAGCACTGCGCCCTACTTCCACAAGCAGCACGTCAAGATCGTCGCCAACGTCACGACGGCACTGAACACGGACATCCTGGCTGCCGATTTCCAGAAGGTCTACGACGACAGCATCATTCGCGTCACGGCATGGGGAGGAGCGATGAACCTGCGCTTGGTGCCCAATAGCGGCATAGGCGTGAGCATCTTTGGAGGAGTCAGCCTTAACGGGAATCTGCGCTACGAGGAGTTCAACCTGGACAGCGGCAGGACATGGAACGTGCAGACCAGCACAAGCGGAGGCATCGTGCTCAACTTCCTGCTCATCGAAGAGGTGCGGCTGTGACGCAAACCGTGCAGGGATATAGGGCTACGCGCAACACGCAAGGCCATCTGACGATCCACGACGTCCCGATCTTCGTCGAGTGCGAGCGCGGCGACGTCTGCTTCAACTCGGACTGGATCACGACGGCAGTAGCCAAGGCAAAGCAGGCGGCGACCGAGGGCTATCTGCCGCCGCTACACATCCGGCATCACGACGACGGGCCGGTTCCAGAGCCAGCGGGCTTCTTTAAGATCACGCGCACAGGTCCGATCACGTTCAAGGGCAAGACCCGCACGGCGATCTTCGCCGATCTGGTGATCACCCGTCCTTGGGTCGAGGAGGACGTGCTGGCGTCGCGGCTGCCCTACCGCAGCGTCGAGATCTTCAACGTCGACAAGCCCGCTATCGACAGCCTCGCGCTGCTTGATCACGAGCCCCCATACCTCGAGCTGCCGATGCTCATGGTCGCCGACATCGAAGAGCCGAACACGCTCAACGTGCCAACTAGCGGCCAGACGGTGCGCGTCGCAAATGCGACTTTCGCGAACCCCTACCTTGCGCAAACCACACACGCTGAAGACGGCGTGGTAGCGTGCTTCCGTCGCGGGCAAGCTGCCCACCTACTCATGCAGGACGAGGAAACCATGACCACGAAGACGACCGACGAGGCAAAGGGCGCTTCGTTCGCATACGGCGACGAAGACGCCAAGATGGCGGACGACAAGATGGGCGACAACCCGGAGAAGAAGGCCGAGATGGCTGACGACGCCGACAAAGCCGACGAGAAGATGCAGGATGGCATGAGCGCCGAAGCCGTCTGCGAAGCCATCAAGGCGGGCACCTTCGACATGGAGCAGCTCGCGATGATCGTCGCCGACGCGACCGAGGTCATGGAAGAGAAGGGCGACGCGATGGAGCCCGCGCAGGCGCAGGTTCCTGGCGAAGCCATGGCGCGCATGAGCAAGCTCGAGGGCGAGAACGTCGCGCTCAAGGCTCGGCTCGACGAGCGGGACATGCTGGATCAGCGCAAGACCGACGTCGGCGCGGCTCTCAAGCGCCTCGAGGACCGCCCGCTGGGCAGTGATCTCGAAGCCAAGCTGAACGCCTACCACAAGGATCACGGCGCGGCTGCGTTCAAGGACTACGTCGACAGCATGGTGCAGACCTTTGGAGCTCTGAGCCACAGCGACACGGCGGCGGTGTCATTCGCGGCGCAAGCCAGCAAGACGCCCGGCATCGCGTTGAACTACACCGAGCAGGGCACCGACGCCGTCGAGCGCGCTGCGCAGTTCGCCCGCGAGCACGCCGAACTCCACAGGCACGGCGCGACTCGCATGAGCGAGGACCGCTACGTCGCAGTCAACATGCAACGCGCTGGCTTCGCGGCTGACGCCTAACCCCAACCCCTGACGAGGACTGAATCATGGCAGACGTAACTGCACGCAAGACGCTGGCGACGAAGACTCGCAGCGGTCGAAGCGCCTACCCCATCGCTGACGGCGTCACGCTCTTCGAGGGCGCGCTGGTCGGCCTTGAGGCCGGATATCTCAACCACTGGGACGACGGCGCGGCGGACGTGTTTGTCGGCATCGTGCTCGGCGACGCGCTCGGCGTCTCGCCCGGTGCGGCGCTGACGGGCGACACCAGCGCCAGCCCGGTGCCCGAGGCGCGCGTTGACGACAGCGGCGTGACGCTGCTGGGCTTGGACAGCGTGGCCGGAACGCCAACGGCTGCGAAGGTCGGCGACGTCGTCTACTGCACGACGAGCAACACCGACGATCTGACCCTGACCGCTGGAGCTCTGAACCACCCCGTCGGCTTCATGTCGGCTTTCCGTTCGGCAACCGATGTCGACGTAACGCTGTTCACGACTGCCGAGCATCTGGCGCAGGCCACGTCCTGATCCAAACCCCACCCCTGACCAGAGAGAGACACGATGAGCACCGTCATTGCCAGCCAAGTTCTTGCGAACGGGCTGCGGACTGAGTTCGCCGACACCTACTCGGCCATCCAGAACCGACAGGCGGACAGCCGTCTGTCTCTGGTCATGGACCTGAGCATCGGCGCGACCAACCGCGAGCACGAGTTCGCTTACTTCGAAGCCGCGCCGCACATGGCGCAATGGACTCGAGGCAGCAGCATCCCCGAGGATGCGTTCGATTCCGTCAGCTTCACCACCCCGGTCTACACATGGGGTCGCCGCATCAAGTGGCACAAGGAAGACCGGAAGGACGACCAGACGCAGAGCCTGATGGACATCGCTCGCATGGCGGGTCAGTCCGCTGCGCTGCTGCCTGAGCGGTTCTTCTTCGACCTGCTGACCAGCGGCACGGACACGCTGCCAGCGGTCCCGAATGCGCCCGACGGCGTGCCGTTCTTTAACACCACGGACGGCGACGGAGCAGCTCGTTTCGGCGTCACCGATGGCAACCTGCTGACTGGCAGCACCCTCGCCAGCGTGTCGGCTATCCGCACGGACTACTACAACGCTATCGAGCAGTTCAAGCAGATGCAGGACGGCAAGGGTCAGCCGCTCCTCTCTGACGAGGTCATCGACAGCGGCGTCGTCTGCATCCACAGCGCGGCGGACACCGAGGCGTTCGAAGAGGCGTTCATGCAGCGCCGACAGGGTGAAATCGTCAGCGCGGGCGGCGCGGCGGTCAGCAACCTCGTCCAAGACGCCAGCCGCAACGTCACCCTCTGGGGATCGCAGCGACTCGCGACGGGCGACTGGTATGTCTTCCTGCGCGACCCGGCCAAGCGTGCGACGTTCATGCTGGATCGCGAGGGTATCCAAGAATACAGCAGCCTCGAGGGCGACAACAACAGCGACCACACGCGCAACACGGGCGAGGAATACGTCCAGTGGGAGCGCCGCGCGGGCGCTGGTATCGCGCTCCCCTACAGCGCGATCAAGATCAACAACTGATCGCGCGCGGCCACGAGCCGACACTGAGCTACGGGCCGGGCGTTCACCGTGAACGCTTGGCCTTTTCTTTTGTAACCATGAGACGGAGATGACCCGTATGGCAGCTCGCAAGAAGACGTTCCCCGACATGAACCCTGACGTCGGACAACCCGCAACCCTGGCTGCGCAAGAGCAGGAACAACAGGGCAAGACGCACATCGGCGGCAGCGATCTGGTGCCCGATCTGGACAAGCACAAGACGCAGCTCGGCGTCGCACGCAGCTACAAGTATTGGGTCGGAGTGACGCCGTCCTGCCCGCGCGAGAGCGTGACGCTGGCGGGCATCAACTTCTCCAAGGTCAACGAGCGTCTCGTGCAAGACCCGATGCGCACCGGCACCAAGCGCCGCGTGCCTGTCATCGGCGGCATTGTCGACATCGACGAGCGTCGCGTGCAGAAGATGCGCGACAAGCTCAAGCGCACCGTTATTCGGTTCCTCGACGACGGCGGTCAGACCGAGGAGCCCGGCACCGGCCAGAACGTCGGCGACAACCACGTCCGCCCGCGTCGCGGTCAGATCATCACGATCCCGACAGAGGAAGAGATCAAGCAGCGCCTCGAGCGCGGCAAGCCGACTAACGCATACCGCCCGCACCCCAACGACGTGCCCGCAGCGCGCTACATGTTCGCGCAGATCTGCGAGGACCAAGAGCGCGGCAGCCGTGGCGAATACTACCCCGACACGCTGGAGACGACGGGCCTGTGGTGGCCCGACGAGTTGTAGACATAGACCGGAGCAACCATGAGCGGAACCCCGACCGAAACTGAGATCCAGGCGCAGTGGAGAGCTGCGGTAGATATCCTCGAGACGTTCCGCGCGCACATCGACGGCACGCACGCGGGCGCTGGTGGCAAGTGGGACACCCTGCTTCAGAGCCTCGAGGGCGAATACACGCCCACCGAGCTTGCCAACTGGGCCGCGTCGTTCCGCTCTGGTTGCTCTGACCTCATGTCGCCTGCGCTATCGACGCAGGCTCTGTCGCCGATCTTGTTCGAGTATGCCAACCGCATCGACTCGGACGCGACCGCGACGCAGGGCTTCGGCAGCGGCTTCCGCACTGCGGCGCAGATCTTCCGCGCGCTCTACGACTGGTTCGTCGATAAGAGCTACACCGTGCAGAGCCGCAACATCACGTTCGACACGAGCTCGGCGGCGGGAGCAGGCAACACCGGCAACGGCGACTGCGGGCGTCTGACCGAGGACGAGAACGGCTTTGCGCTCGAGGCATGTCACGTCGAGAAGAAGCTGATCAA